AAGAGGGTTGGCTATAGTTGCGGTCCGTCTCGGTCCGTCCTGTTCGCTCTGTCCGTCCTGTAGACAGGCGAAAAAGAAGCCGTGACACATGTTGCCGCTGTTAACCCTCTGTGAGGGGCCGCGATATGCGCTGGCAAGTCGGCTTGCGAACGGCCATCGGTGCCGTTCACAGTGGAGATCGCCAGGCGAACCTACAACTGTCCCTAGGGACAGGAGAGGGAAAGCAGACATAGGAGTACCTCTCCAATCTTCCGGAGAAACCTCTACAGGCTCTGACAGTTCTGGTCAGAGCAAGGTCAGGTCACGTCCGGCAGCCGGGCCAGATCACCGAGGAACGCGTGCGGCGCGAGGTGCGCGTAGCGCTGCGTCATCTCGATCGATGCGTGGCCGAGGATCTGCTGCAACTTGAAGAGGTCACCCCCGCCCATCATCCAGTGCGAGGCGAACGTGTGGCGCAGATCATGGAAGGTGATGTAGCCCTCGCCCAGCCCGGCGCGCTTCAAGGTGCGGGCCAGGCCCTCCCGGAAGCAACGCGAGTTGCGCGTGAGCATGTCTCCGCTGGCCCCCGTGAACACGAGCTGGTCCGCCCCGAGCTTGGCCATGCGCGGCTCGAGGAGAGGCAGGAGCGGGTTGAGGATCGGAACGTAGCGGCTCTCACCGCTCTTGGTCGGGCCGTCGTAGCTGGCCCGCACGGTGATCAGGCGGCGCGCCAGGTCGACCGCGTCCGCCCGCAGGCCGGAGATCTCCCCGAGCCGCATCCCGGTGTAGGCCGCGAACGCGAACAGCGGGTAGAGCTGGTCTCCGCTCGGGTCGTCCTTGGCCGCGGCCAGGAAGCGAGCGAGCTCGTCCGGGGTCCTGAGGTAGCTGTAGTCCTTGTTGTCGAGCTTGTACTTGTCGACCTTCGGCACAGCTTGAAGCCAGCCGAGTTCGACGGCGTGCCTGAGCATCGAGCCGAGCAAGGTGAGGTGGTGGTTCACCGTGTTCGGGGTGAGGTGGGCCCGAGCCGCCTTGAAGGCCGCGATCTCCCTCGGGCCGATGCTGGCGATGGTCATCGACTCGAAGGCCGGCCGGAGATGGGCCCGAATGAAGCTCTCGTCGGTCTTGACGCTGCGCTTGGAGGCGCCCCGGGTGGCCAGCCACTCGTCGCACAGCTCACCGAACAGGCGGTCCAGGGGGCGCCCCAGGGCCACTCCCGCCAGGACGTCGTCCACGCGCTGGGACTGCTTCCGCAGGTGGGCCTGGGCGTCGCGCTTCAGCTCGAAGCTCTTGCTGTGGCGCCGGCCGTGCTCGTCCTGCCAGCGGACTTCCCACCGGCCGGTGCTGCGCTGCCTCAGGCTACCCTCTCGCGTCCGACCCACGTCGAGCACCCTGCCAGAGAAAGAGGGGACGTTCTGGGGATTTTTAGGGGATGGGCCGCCAGCGCGTCCCCATTTGGGGATGCTTGGCGTTCCGTAAGTGCTTGTTTTGGAACGGAGACGGAGGGATTCGAACCCCCGTTGCAGTTGCCCGCAAACTTGATTTCGAAGCACGGAAGGGGTCAGGGCCTGTTGTGATTTCAACAGGTTGCGCTTACCGCTGGCTCCGTTTCGGGTCTTCTGTGGTCCGTCCTGTTTCAGACGTGCGCTCATTCCGGAGCAGAAAAGGGGACGGACGTCCTGGTCGCTTGACCTTCCCCTCGGTCTGGTTACACTGGTGCCGTACACGCGGCGGAACGTGTCCATAGCTGCCTCCGTCGCGATGCTGGTCGAGGGTCAGATCTCCACCAGCACCGGGTTTGTGGAAGCCCCCGAACGCGCCAACGTTCGGGGGCTTCGTGTTTCAGCGGCCCTTGATCTTGAGCTCGCGCTCCAGTTCCTTCAGGCCTCGGTCAATCGCCTCACGCATCACCATCTGCCAAGTCGACTTGACTGGCATGGACTGAGCCACCTCCTGGCAGCGGTTAATCTGCTCTCGGGTGGGCGCCAGCCGCTCGGTGACACGTTCGCTCACAGGAAACCGTAGTTATCTGCGTAACACAGAGAAGTCAAGCGCATGCTCAACATGAGAATGCAGACCGGTCGGCTCTGCTACTGTGCTCCGCACTCGTTCAGGCAGGGGGCGTAGGCGAGGGAGCATTCTCGGTCTGCCGTGGTCGAGGTGGCAACAGCGCGGCAGCGAAGGGCCTCCGCTGAACAGAACCCGCCGCACTCCTGCCCCAGGGCCGCGGGCTCGTGCGGGCCGGCTGCGTACCCGCCTGCAACCGGGTCTGCACGGCACGTGCGCCAGCACTTGGCCGCGGTGGCGCCCTGGTCCTCGACACACGTGGCGAACGACTCCCAGCACTCAGGCGTCTCACCGGGCGTGCAGTCCGCAGGCTGGGTTGACGCGTAGCAAACGCGCTCGAAGTCGAGGTCCACACACTCGGAGCACGTCAGGGCGCTGGTCGTGGACGAGGGCCGCTCACGTGTCGTCCCGCCGCAGGCGAGCGCGGCGAGAAGAAGCAGAGCGAGGGCGAGGTGGCGGGCCATGGTCTGAGGGTAGCCACGAACGGGGGCGGGGTCTACTCCCGGGGGAAGGCAGCGAAGAGTTGATCGCCAGCACGCTTGAGCAGGCCCATGGCCTTGGCCACCACCTTCTGCAGGCGGACGACCTCGGCCTTGGCCTCGCCGAGCTCGGCGCGGAGTCTCACGTGGGCGTCGGTGCGGGTGCCGGCCTCGATCAGCCACGCGGACCGGGTGAGGCCGGCCTCGGCGGCGCGAGCGTCTATCTGCGCCAGCTCCTCCTCGGTGGCGCGCAGGGGCACCTGCCTGGACTTCGTCACGCCTCGGGCCGCATCCCGCTGCATGGCCCTCGCCATCTCCCGTTCGAAGGGCCCGTCGATCCCGTCCTCGTCCTCGTACTTGCTTCGCTTGCTCACAGTCGTCTCCTTGAGGCCCGCCCCCGAAGGGGCGGGCTGGTGGCGGGTCAGCGGGTGAGGTACTCGACGAGGTCCGCGTGGGTCGCCTCGTCGAGCACGAGGGCGCCGGTGCTCACCGCGCCCTCGATCCACTCCTCGGCAGCACGCCTGGTGAGGCCGGAGGGGGCGTCCTCGCCCAGGCGCGCCGCCACGTCGGCGATGGCGGTCAGGGCCAGGATCTCTCCGTCGTGCTGCGCGTCGGCGTGGGTGATGGCGGTCGCATCGTAGTCGGCGGGCGCCTCCACGTAGGCGTAGGTGCCGATGGTGTGCTTGCTGATCTTGTACGGGCTCATGGTCGTCTCCTATCGGTGGAACAGGTTCAGGGAAGGCCCCGCCCGGAGGCGGGGCCGGGAAGGTCAGTCGCACTCGGTCCGGATGAACTGAGGGTCGTCGAAGTAGACCGCCATCAGGTCGTCCTCGGCGGCCTGGCGCATGGCCTCGATCTCGGCGGCGGTCAGGGTGGGGAGGGTCTCGGTGGTGGTGGCGTCGTTCATGTCTTGTATATACGTACGCCCGAGACTGAGGTCAAGCGCTGTATATACGATTCGTGTTTTTTTCTGGGGCCGGTGTCTGGACGCAGTCCTCACCACACAACGCTGAGCCCCCACGTGGTCCCGCCGAGGGCCACCGCCGCGCCGCCCGCGCCCAAGGCCACCTCGCGGCACCGGGCGTCGCTACAGAGCGCGCCGCCCACCACCGCCGTCGCGAGGCCAGCGCCAGCTACCAGGGCCCCCACCGAGGCCGTGGTGCGCGTGAGGCGCGAGACCCGGGACTCGGCGCGCTCCTCTGCCCGCGCGAGCTGGACGCGCACGTGGGCGGCCTCCGCGGCGCCCTCGGCTCGGGCCGCCTCCACCTCCACCCCGAGGGCCCGAGCCGCCGCCCGTGCGGCACCGACCTGGGCCACGGCGGCGTCCAGGTGGGCAGCTACGGCCTCGGCGGAGGTCTCCCAGCGCGCAGCCGCGCCCTGCCACCCGGTGGCGGTGCTGGTGGCGGCGGGCGGGGGGCCCAAGACCAGGTGGCGCGCCTCGGCGAAGGCGGCGGCCCGGGCCAAGCTTTCGCGTGCACCGGCTACGGTCGGGGGCTGGGCCAGCACTTCGCGCTCCTGGCGCACCACCACCCGCACGCGCTCGACTACCTGGGCCTGGGCCTGCTCCGCGGCGCGCCGGGCCTCGGCGGCGTCGGCCAGGGCGACCCGGTGGCGCTCCTCGAGGCGGGCCAGGTCGGCGCGGGCCTGGGCCTCGCCGGCCCGGGCGGCATCCACCACGGCGGCGAGTCGAGCCAGGTCGTGAGCCTCCGCCCGGGCGCGGTAGGCGGCCACCCCAAGCAGGGTGCAGAGCACGAGCAGGACCGCGGTGGCGACGTGCCAGCGGGTCACGGCGTCACCCCGCAGTCCGAGGGGCCCCAAGCACCCAGCACCACGCCTCGGCCGTCCTCCAGGTCGGCCCGAAGCTGGTCCAGGTCGAGCAGGTGCCCGGGGCAGTGCTTGTGCGGATCCTTGGTCGCATCGCGCCCGAGTTCGCTGTGGCCCACCACCGCGGAGGCGCCCAGCTCCAGGCGCTCGCAGCACCACTGGAGCAGCTGCAGGAGCGCTTGCCGCTGCGCCTCGGGCGGGGCCTCGCGCGTGAAGTCGCCGATCACCGCGATGCCCAGCCCGGGGCGGTTGTACTTGCCGGCGTGGGGGCCAATCACATCTAGACCCTGGGTCACCACAACCCGGCCGTTGGCCTCCACGAAGGCCCAGTAGGGTACGCGCTGGCGATACCAGTACGGCCGCAGGGCGGTGACCAGCGGAAGGGCGAGGCGGGGCCAGTCGGGGCCGCCTGCGCGGTGGACCACCAGGTGGCGAATCTCTGTGAGGTCCCGGCGCCGGGCTGAGGTCCACCGCCGAAGGGGAACGCGGGCATCGAGGGCGCCCGGGGGCAGGTCGGTCATCACGCAATACCTCCTGCGGCTACCAGGCCGCGGATCACGTTCTCCGCCACGTCGCGCAGGACCTCGGGATCGATCACGCGCCGCCGTCGAGCGAGAGCCTGCCGCACCTCACGAACCAGGCACGCCACCGGTTCGCCCTTGGGCACCACCGCCTCGGCGCCAGCACGAATCGCGGCCTCGTCACGCTCCGGGGTGCAGAGCCCCGAGAGCACCACCACCGGCCGGCCAGGGGCGGCGCGCTGCACCGCCTCCAGCGTGTCGACCCCGTCGCTGGCCTCGAGGCGGAGATCGGTGATCACCACGTCCACCAGCAGCGCGGCTCGGGGCGGTGCGGTGGCGGCAACAACCTCGAAGCCGGCGCGCTCAAGGTCGCGGACGAGCGCACGCAGGACGTCCGCGTCGTCGTCAACGATCAGGACTCGGCAGGGACGATTCACGGGCCACCCCCCTGCTCCGCGCGGGGCGCGGGCGGAGCGTGGTGTCCGCCCCAGGCGAGCCACCCGCCCCCGAGCCCCACCGCTGCCGCAGTGAGCAGGCCGGCAAGGGCCATCAACAGCCTCGCCTTGGCGTCGGCGAGTCGGTCCTGAGCACCCTGGGAGGGGCCGGGGGGCGGGGCGGGCAGAGGCCGGGCGCCCGACTCCTCGGGGCGGGGCGGGCGCGGCTGCAGGGCCTCAAGCAGGACTGAGCTGACCACGCGCTGGGCTACGTCGCTGGCCAACTCGTGAGCACCCTCCGCCACCGCCATCCGCACCTGCTCGGGGAGTCGCTCCAGGGCCCGGGTCTGCTCGCGCAGGGCCTGGGTCACCTCGGCCAGTCCGTGGATCTGCCCCTCGAGGAGCCCGGCCAACTGTGTGGCGAGGGCCAGGTGCTCCCCAGAGCGGCTCAGCTTCTCTTGGTCGGTCACGGGCTGCCGCCCTTCGGGGCTTGAGCCCGGACGAGCTCGCCCAGCACCTCGCGGTCCACCCGGCCCTGCGCGGTGACCTGCACCCCGGAGGGCGTCACCACCGCAGCGATCAGAAGCACGCCAAAGACTCCAAGCGCGCCCCAGTCTACGGGCTGGCCGTGCGTGATCTGGTACGCCGCCAGAGCGCAGACCACCAGGGCCAGGGTCAGGGCGTAGCGCGATGCCCGCCGGGTGGCCTCGGCCTTCTTCGAGTCGGCCGCGGGCTTGTTCAAGGTGTGCAGGACTTCTTGCATTGTGCTCTCCTAGTAGACCACTGCGGTGGGTGAGCCGGTGACGCTGAGCCCCAGCGTCCCGCAGGTGTCCGTGGTCTCAGCGCCGCTCTCGAACTGGTACCACTGGGTGGGCGAGCCCAGGACGCAAAGGGCATAGCGGTCGGTCGTGACTCCGGTGCAGCTATTTGGCCAGGAGTCGGTGGCGGCCTTCGTGGTGCACCCCACCTGGTCCAGCTCTCCAGCGGTGATGGACCCCTTCCCTCGGAAGAACACGACCTCGTCCACATCCGTGGTTCCGGTCAGCGCGTTGTCAGGGAAGTTGGTGGCCGTGACCCCATCCATCGCGGTTGCGGTGCCGAACGTAGTGCCGTTCGCCAGAACGCCATCCACGTAGACGTTGATCGACGAGGCGCCTGCCCCTCCCCCCGGGTAGCAGCACAGGAGGTGGATACGCTGGCTGGCCGAGTAGGAACCAGAGGCGAGGCGCCCCGTTCCAGTCCCCCCTCCGGAGCCAGAGATCAGGCACCCAGGCGTTCCGCCGCTCTGGCCCAGGAACCCGCGTTGGTTCGTCACCGGGCGGACGACAGTGTCTCCGGTGGCTTGCGGGATGGTGCCCCACGCGCCCCAGCACATAGAGGTCTCCGATCCGGTGGTGGACGCGGTGTAGTAGTTGCCGGTGGTGCTCTGGACACCCTGAAGGTTGGCCGCAACAAAACCTGCATCTACCGAGACGCCGGCGTCGTACGAAACCGAGAACGAGCCCGCCGCCGGTGCCACGCTGCACGGCGGAGAAGCGCAAGCCGACGTGACCTGCATCCGTACGTTGTTTCCTCCCGACTTGGCCGCGGTGGGCCCGGAGAAGCAGTCCGTGTCCCCGCTGTTGTGGCACCCCACCTGCCCCACCTGAACCTCGGTGAAGCTCGGCAGTCCCGACGCGAAGGTGTAGCGCACCGTGCAGGAAGTGGCTGGCAGATCACACGCAAGGGGGGTGGCTACGGATACTGCTGGCGGCGATACCAGCGAGCCACCGTTCAGGAAGTGGAGCCCCAGCGTAGCGGCCCCTCCCTGCGTCACCTGGGCCGCCTGACCTGTGGTGTCGACCACCAGTGGCGGGTTGGCGGCGCAGTCGTTGTGGGTGCGGCATGGCGCCGTATAGGCGACTTCGACCGTCTGGCCATCTACGATGGTTACACCGGTGGGGACGAATCGCGACGCCGCCCCATCGTTGCGAGCCCAAAGGAACGCCCGGCCCAGCGCCTCGCCGAATGCAACCGCTCCTGCACTTGTGAAGTGGGTGCCGTCCGGCGGGGCCTGCGTTGCCAGGTGGAAGGTGGAGAACATCGGCGCATTGGTGTAGGTCGCGTAGTACTCGGCCGCGTAGGGCCATCGAACCAGAGCAGTGCTCGGAGTGCCAGGGTGGGCGCCGATCAGGTCGTGGAAGACGAGACTGGTACATCCGGATGCCACGCCGGACCCGACCAAGCTGGCAAGCCGCGTCTCCGCCGCAGACTTGACCGTTGCCACCGACTCAGCAAACGACCCCACCCCGGAGAAGGGCAGAGCGCCGGCCTCAGCGTAGTAGTTCCACGAGATGTCGAAGTATCCGATGGGGCAGATCTCTGCGCCTTGTGCATCGGCCCAGGCGGCCGCCGCACTGATGTTGGCAAGCAGAGGCGAGGGGTCCGCGGCCAACGAGTCCAGGCCGACGCCCGGCGTCTGGTAGTCGATCAGGACCCACTGCTCACCGGTAGCCGCAGCGGCGACACGGAAGGCCTGGATGGCGCCGGCCACACCGGCGCGCTCCACCGCCTCGACAACCCCCGCGTCGATCACTTGCCACGTGTTGACGGACCCGTCGCTGACACCAGCATCCGTGAGGATTGGCGGCGTCTGTAGCGTACCCCCACCCTCGTGTCCGTAGGATGAGCCCGTGAGGAGCACCGCCTGAATGATGGGCACGCCCGAGTCAGGAGCGGGCCCGGCATCGCCACCACGCGAGGGTTCCAGGCGAGGCCCCCAGATCGTGTAGCCGTAGCCGTAGCCCCCCACGCTCTGGGCCTGGACCACCGCCGCCGCCAACAGCCCGGCGGCCAGAGCAACGAGGAGGGCCAGCTTCTTCACCGGACCACCTCCGCGTGCAGCGTCTGCGCCACCGAGCACCGGCACCCAAGGTGCTGGCCCCGGACTGTTTGCTGCGCTCCACCGCGCTTGCTCGCCACCAGCTCGGCGGAGCGCGCCGCCTGCGTCACCAGGCACGTGGCGCCCGAGGGCGTTCCCGCCACAGCGCTGCACTCCGAACTTGCGCAGGACCCGGACGCGTCCGCGCTTGCCCCGCTGTTGCACTTGCAGCTGGCGTAGACGTCGAGCCCGTCCATGCGGACCCGGTCGGTGGCGGCGGTGTAGCTCTGCGCGTCGGTGGCGGCGGACCCAATCACCGGCGCCGAGCACAGGCCGGACCGGGCCCCGCCCGCACCGAGGCTCAGGAGGTAGCTCGCCCGCATCACGCGTGTCTGGCCGGCAGGGATCAGGAGCAGGCCGCCCTGCAGTGAGGTTCCGTTGGGCGCCCCTGTCACGTCCAGGATGTCGTTGTTTGCGGCACCGAACGGGTATCCGATCGTCGCGGCGGGCGAATCCAAGAGGGCACACTTCGCGGTGTTGGTGGAGCTCGAGGTGAGAAGCGAGGTGATCACCACCCGAGATCCGTCGGGCACTAGGAAGTTAGCCGCGTCGCCGGTCTGGCCCTGATCGAACTTCAGGAAGGTCGTCCCAGACTTAGTGCAGCTGATGTCCCCATTGAAGATGGGGCGCCCGGGCGCCACGTAGGCGTCCTGGTGCTGGAAGGGGTCCACCGGTTGGGCGAGCGCCACCACCGGGGCCAAGGTCAGAAGCAGGGTCAAGATCGTACGCATGGTTCTCCTCGTTCAGTCGTTTTGGGGTCCCGGCAGGCTGGTGAGCACCTTCTCACTCGCTCGCAGTTGGCGAACTTCGTTATCAGCGGCGGAGCCTACGGTGCGCTGCATCGTGATCTGCAGAACCACCCACTCCCCGCCGTTGGTGGCCCCGCTGAAGTCGACGCTGTCAGTGACCTCGGTACCGTTCTCGGCGTCACTGCAATCCACATTGACGGTGATCGTTCCAACGCTGCCCGTGAGCGCGAACGACAGGCGCACCGTCTCCCCCGGCTGGCAGAAGCACTCGGCACCGCACTCAATCCCACCGTTCTGCGCGTGCTCCGCGTTCACCCACAGGTCGGTGATGATGATCTCCTCGGCGCCGGCCCCAGGATTGAAGTTGAACGGCCCCACAGCGGCGCTTGCGCCACCGCTGTAGTCGTCCCAGCCATCCCCGGCCACGCACAGGTTCAGGTGCGTCTCGGGCCGGTAGGCCATCGCCCAGTCCTCCTGCCGGTGAAGCCTGCGCAGGTCCTCGTAGGTCACGTCCTGACCGAGGGAGAGAGCCAAAGGTGAGAGCGTGGTGCCTCCCTCCGCGGTGTCGACCAGAACGGTGTCGAAGTCATCCATGGCCGCGCGGGCCTCGACCCAGAGCGGCATGAAGCCAATAGGCTGGTTGAAGGTCTGCGTTCCGTCGTTCCAGCCGTTGGCCCGAGCCTCCACCCGGATCTCGCACTTCCCCGGCTGGTCGGTGGCCACGTTGCTCAGCGGAACTCGAACCCGCGCCATATGGACTCGGAACGCCCCCAAGAACGGCGCCTCGGCGTCGTACAGCCGGGCTAGGTCGTTCGGTGACCCCTGCAGGACGCCTGACGAGGTCTGGGTGCGGGCCGCGCCATCCCGCGCATCCTCGGTGATCACCGTGGAGCTGGTGGCCGAGTCGGTGTTCGTGCTCGCGTCGATGACGGTGACCTGCAGGTCAACCTGCGTCTCGCGCATGGTCTGGATCGCGAAGATCACCAGCGCGTCAACGTGGCTCACCTCGAGGGGCATCTCTGCCCAGGCTCGCCCCACGCCGCCCCACTCGGTGGCCGTCGACAGCGTGAACGCCCGGGTGAGCGACAGGTCCCCGGATAGGTCCTGGGTGTTGTGCCAGTAGGGCTGCTGAAAGAGCAGCATCCCATGCGCCTGGGTGTGCACGTAGGCCTGGCGCAGGCACTCGGCCACGAGGAAGCTGAAGGGCGCCCAGGGGTGCCCAGCATACTGTGAGACCCACGCCGCCTCTGTGTAGGCTCGGTCTCCAACCTGAAGCGTCATGGCGTCGCGTCCTCTCCGTAGACCACCACCGAGAGCAGCTGCACCGATGGGCTCTTGTACAAAGTGAAGGTGGACCCGCGGGTGCCGTAGCGCTCCGCGTCGCTGCCGAAGTGTGGGTAGATGGCCAGGTCGATTCCGCTCAGCGTGTCCACGATCTTCGATGGCACATGCCGAATGCCGCCACCCGCGGTAGTGAACAGCACGTAGTGGCCGCCGGTGTGGACGTTGCTCCAGGCCGCTGCGTTGTGCCCGAACGAGTAGGGCGTGTTGACGGTGTTGACGGTGCCGGTGTTGGGCGTGCCGTAGGTGCCCGTGTCCATCAGCGGATCTTTGGACGGATCCACCAGGTGCCGCATGTAGATGCTCAGGCGCTCGCCCGGGGGCGCCTGGCAGGGGAACTCGAGGTCAATGACGTCCACATCCCCGGTGCCGGTCTGGATGGCGACCTCCCCTTGGCTGATGCGCGCGGCCCGGGGCGTCGGGCGGGGCGTGGCTCCAATGAACCAGCTCACACGCTGGTCCAAGGACACGATGGCGCGGATCCTGGCCCGCAGCGTCCGAATGCCGTGCTTCTTCCCCACCGGCACCACCAGCGAACTCACCGCGTGCTGCCAGTACGGGGGCGCGTAGGCGAGGGCCGCCCCCGGCCTCTCCCCGGACGTGCGCTGGTCGGCCACCCAACGCGCCAACATCCCCGCCCGGCCCTTGAGCAGGTTGCCGTCTCGCACGAGCTCGCGGACCTTGTGCGCGGTGACGGGGGCGCCGTCGGCGAAGGCCGCATCGGCCAGGGCCCCGTAAACGGCGGCGACCTCGGGTGTCTTGAATAGGGTCATGGCTCGGCGTACCCCCAGGCCAGATCGGACGAGGCACCGACGGTGCGGGCGGTGACGTCGGCCATCGACACGAACCGCTGGTACTGCTGGGCCACCTGGCCAGCCCGGTCGGTGAACTCGAGCACAGCGCCGGCGGCGAAGCTGCCCGAGCCCCCGAAGTTGCCGTCCAGCGTCACCACGTTCCCGGCCACGCTCTGCACGATCTGGGTGGTGGGCGTGGTGGCGATCGTGGTTCCGGCCCGGTCGGTGAGTCGCACGACGTCGCCCGCGGTGAAGCCGGCCGCATCCACGGTCGGCAGATCGCCTCGGCTGGCGGGATCGCTGTAGCGGTTGGCTGCCACGGTCACATCGTTGGTCGACACACTGGAAATCATCCCGCTCGGGCAGATGCGCCCGAGCCGGGTGCTCGAGGTGCTCATGATGAGCTCCCAGTGGATACCGACGAAGTCGTCTCCGATCACCTCCTGCTTGCTCAGCACCTTGCCGGTGAGCTGGGTGACGCCGCGGGTGCCGGTGGCCAGGTCCGGGAACTGGGCGTGCGTGACCTGCACCAGACTGCCCACCTCGACAGCCTGCTGGGACAGGTCCGTGCTCACGCGCACCCGCCACAGGGGGCGCCGGTACCGGAAGAGGAGCTGCAGGGCACGTTGCCGAAGCACCTCTGGCTCAGCGCCGGCCGAGTCTGCCCGCACGTAGGAGGCGGAGATCTCGATGCGCTGGTCCTCCTGCTCGTAGTAACCGCGGGTGTTGCCGAACAGGGCCGGGAAGTCGGCGTCGGTGAACACCGACTCCACCTCGACGCCGCCCGGGGTGCGGAGCCGGAAGACGACCGAGCCCGCGGTCAGGCTGGAGTCCTGGGCCAGGGACAGCATGGGCCGCTCGACGCCCTCGCTGTCGCGCTCCACCAAGATCACGTCGTTGTCCCAGACGGTGGTGCCCTCGCCCTCGAGCGGGCTCCGGTAGTAGTCGAGGCCGATCTGGGCGCCGCTCTGGCGCAGGTCGAAGCCGACGATGCGACAGATCTCGTTGCAGACCTCGCGCGCGGTCCGGCTCTCGTCGATCACCAGGTGATCGAGCACGAAGCTCTGGGTGCGCTGCCAGACCGCGAAGAACGACTCTACGTCGATCTCCGCCACAGGGATCCCGATGCCCACCCCGCCGGGCAGAGCAGAGAAGTTGCCGGTGTCGGTGGCCCAGTTGTCGGGCGTGTCGTGCGTCGGGTCCGCGGCCGAGGTCAGCAGTGCGAGCAAGAGCACGACCGGGTGGGCGTCAGAGATCCAGGTCCCGGTTGAGAGCGACGAGGTCTCGCCGCCCGGCGCCTGGTAGCGGAACGAGCCGTAGCCATCGAGCGGGTCCGCAGCGTAGACCTGTCGGATCTCGTCCCCGATCTCGACGGACGTGATCTTGGTGCCGAGGGCTCCCCGCAAGTCCACCACCTGGCGGCCCAAGTCCACCGGCACCCCCCCAACGACCTCCAACCGGGTGCGGATGATCTCCCCAGACTCGAGCCGGAAGAACATCCGGTCTTGGAAGTGCGGTGCCACGTCATACTTCCGGGGCACTCCGGCCAGACCGAGCAGGTTGAAGTAGGTGCCGTCGGTGGAGATCGAACCGACGTAGCCCCGGAAGCTGCGCCGGAGCAGGAGCCGGTCCAGGAACCGGAGCTGGGACCGAGCTCGCAGCACCCACGTGTTGAGCCCCTCGCCCAGCGCGACGCCGTCGAGGCTCCAGCCACCCGAGACCTCGCCCTCAAGCTCCCACGCCACAGTGTAGCCCGGGTCATCGAAGGTCACGTACAGGCGCAGACGGCGCCCGTAGAGGTGCGGCGTGTAGAGGTGGACGGTGTCGCCGGCCTCGTGGGCCACCGCGTCGGTGCCGAGCGCGCCGCGGGTCACCGTGTACGGGTTGGCGCCCGAGTCCACCAGGATCGCCTCGGAGCCCACGAACAGCACGGTGGTGCCCGCGGTGATACCGGTGGCGCTATCCAGCGTGGCCGAGGTCCCGGCCGCAGTGATCGCGCTGGTGAGGCGGGTCTGGGGGCGGGCCTCGGTGCGCAGCTTGGCCAGCAGCGCGTCGTCTACGTCCACCAGGGAGATCTCGACCTCTCCGGAGTCGGCCACGCCACCGAGCGGGTTGGCCTCCTGGGAGAGGAGCGCGGGGTAGCTCGCGAACCAGTCCTTGTAGAGGGCGCTCGACGAATAGCCGAGGGGGCGCCGCGAGCAGAAGCGCCACAGGCCCGCGTACTCGCCGATCCCGTCAACGGTGGCCACGACCACCGGCTTGGCGTCGCGACGCGCCAGCATCTGCGCACGGGTCGTCACAGTCCTTGCTCCGCGGCATAGGCCTGGTGATCGGCAAGGGCCATTTCTCCGGGGTACACCGCGAACTCCTGCAAGCGGTTGTTGGCGGGTGTGGCTGCTCCCGTCTCGTCACAGAGCAACGACAGGTTGCCCGTTGTGCTCACGGCGGTGGGATCCATGGCTCGCGCAAGGTCTGTTGCGCCGAGGTCTGCCCCGTCGAGGTAGGCCTGGATCTGCGTGACGCCCAATGAACCTCCGGTGGGGCGCACGATCAGGTCCACCAGATGCCACCCCACCGACAGGGTCGGGAGGGCGTAGGCCAAGACCCCAACGACATCGGAGATCTGCAGGTACACCGTGGCCGCGGACACGTGCTGCACGCTCACGTAGTAGTCGGGGCCTGCGCCGAGGTACTGGGTCCACCTGCCGACCACCTGACCGCTCGCATCGTCCGTGAAGTAGAACAGCACGCGAAGGGTGTAGGTCGTGGCCGGCCATGAGACAGATCCTACGTAGCCGCCGCTGGTCACGCCCTGCACTGCCTTGTCGATCTGATCGGCGGCTGGCGTGATCCCGGACGTGGACGCGTTCAGCGTCTGAGCCGTACCAACAGATGCGAGGCTGGCGCCTACAACCCCGGACCACGAAGAAGCGGTTGCATCTCGACCAACGTAGCGAAGCAGAGCAGTCTCTGCCGCACCAGAGACAGATCCTTCGATCTCCCTCAGACGCAGGTCGACGGCGTAGCGGAGCTGGATCCGCGACTCGTCCTCAGCCCATGGCCGGGTCAGTTCGGCGGCGCGGCAGACGAAGTAGGACGAGCGGTTGGTCTTGTCCTCGTAGTAGCGCAGCGTGCGCGAGCAGGCCTCTCCGGTCTCCCACCACCACTCCAGGGCACCGTAGGGATCCGCGGTGTCTGCGTACTCGGTGAGCACCTTCTCCCGCTTGATCTCGTGCCACCGGATCCTGCGCTCGCCCAGGTCTCCAGAGCCGCTGAGGTTGTAGCTGCGCGACTTCCCCGAGATGGTCGACGTCATCACGCCACGCACCACCGGCTGCCGACGTGTATCCCGCATCGGTGGCCTGGGGTGGTCATCGTCCACCGAAGGAACCCAACAGCCCTGAGCCGCATCAGGCGCTACAGCGCTGGTGGCGCTGGCGGTGTCGCCCACGAACCCGAACAGCGCCGGGTCGACGGTGGTGTTGGCGTGGCTCCACAAGATCTGGAACGCGCTGTCCCCGGTGACCGTCACGACGTTGCGAGACGAGAGCGTCACCGTGAAGACGGTGCCGTCGGTGTTGGTGTTGAGCGCGTCCTCCAGAGCTTGAGCCAAGTCGCCGGAGCCGTTCCCCGACATCCAGTAGTCGGTGTCCGCCGCCACGGTCAGAGTCACGTCCTGCGCGGTGCCGGTGTCGACGCGGATCACCGGATTGGCGGAGGTGAACCGCAGAGCCACAAGCAGGATGGGGTCCGCGATGGCCACGACTCAGCCCCCCACCGGAGCGCCGCTCAGGCGGTCCGCCTTGCGCACGAGGTCCTTCAGGATCCGGCCCACGCCGGCCTCGGTGGTGCCGACCACCGCGCCAGCTCCGAAGTGGAAGCTGTAGCTGTTCACCATCTTCTCGCCGCCCGGGCCGCGGCTGAAGCCTGAGGGCAGACCGCCCGAGTCGAGCCCGCCGAGCGTAGGTCCACGAGACGACGTCCCCGAACTCGAGGACGACCGACCACCGCCGCCTCGAGGCGCGCCCGAGGAGCTGCCCGCCGACGTGCTGGAGCCGCCCTTGATCAGGGCGCCGATTCCCACCATGCCGGCGCCTACGGCGATGGCCGCCGCGCCTGCAGCGATGCCCGCGGCGCCCCCGGTGGGCGCAGCGAGGAACGGCACGATAGTGCCCAGGGTGCCGCCGATGACGGCCGCCACGCCGAACTGAATGATCATGGTGCCGATCTGCTGGATCATCCCGCCGATCATCTCGCCCATGGCCTTGAGCCCGTCCTTGCCGCGAACTGCGGCGTCGACCATGGCCGCGATGGAGCCCGCGATGCCGTTGATGGCCGTGTTGATGACCTGCTCCGTCAGGTTCTGCAGGCCCTCGGAGAAGTCGAAGGTGGTCTGCAGGCTGGCCTTCATGCTGTCCGAGAACCCCTCGAACATCCCTCCCGTCTCAGACACACGATCACCCAGGTCCCCCACCAGGCCGATGGTCACCTTCAGGGACTCGTTGGTGCCGTCGATGGGCTCCGCGATGCTGCCTTCCTTCAGCGGGTCGAAGATCCCGAACAGCGTCGCGTTGATCTCGGACGGAGACATGCCCTTGATGGCCGACTCAAGTCCGCCCGGGCTGCCGCCCCAGGCCGATCCGTCATCTCCTGCCTTCGACCTGGGCGTCTTCTTCCTGCCCTGGTTCGACAGCCAGTCGAGGAAGCCACCTACCTTTCCGTCAGGGGTGCCCATCCTGCCGAAGGTCGCGTCCCCCGCGGCGAGCAAGCCGTCCTTGAGCCCAAACTCAACTCGTTCCGACACCGCGCTACGCAGGCGATTGGCGAAACCATCGATGGCCGCGAGCGTGGGATCATCGCTCATCCCCGTGACGAGTCCCCGATCAATACCGTTGCCGAACGCCTGCTTCAGTGAGGCCTCGAACTGGTCCACGTCGAACAGGCCTCCGAAGGTCATCATGGCGTTGTTCGTCTGGACGATCAGATCGAGGAACGCGACTACTCGCCCCCAGCCCCCCTCCATCGCTCGCATGAACGAGGTGAAGTGCTCTGATGTGACCGCGATGAAGCCTGCCAGCTTCACGAAGGACACGTTGACGAACTCGGCAAACTCCGGAGATGAAACGATCTCGGTGATGGACGACAGGGTGTCGTTGATGCTTTTAAGTCCCTCGCGCGCGGCGACGGAGTCGGACGCGGTGGACCCTAGGGCCACCTTCAGCGAATCGGTCAGGGCGTTCCAACGGTCGACTTGGAAGCCCAAGGTCTCGGTCATGCGCTTGGCTGCCTCGTCGCTAGACCCAAGCTTCCCCTCCATGTCGGAAAGGATCTGGTTGACCTTCTGACCGTTGTTCGCGGTCAGGGCCATGACCCCGGACAGCGCCCGGATGTTGCCGAAGAGCCGGGCCGAACTCTCGTCGGTGAAGTTCTGCGAGGTGACGATCTCGCGCAGGACCGCGTTGAGGCCCTTGGCCCGCACCGCCGCCACGTTGAACTCGACGCCCAGGTTCTGGGCCTCCGCCACCGCCTGCTTCGAGGGCTTGAGCAGCGACGCGAGCACCTGCCGGAGCTGGATGACCGCGGTCTCGGTGCTGATGCCGTTCGTGGTGATGGCGGCGACCGACGCCGCCACCTCATCGAAGCTCACACCCACCTGCCGAGCCACGCCCACAATCTGGCCGAGCTGGCTCGCAAGCTCCGAGGCAGTGGTCTTGCCATCACGGATCGCCACGAAGAGCGCGTCGGAGACCTCTGCCGCCTCAAGCCCGGTGCCGCGGTAGGCGTTCACAACGTTGGTGAGCGCATCCACCGCGGTGGTCATGTCGGTGAGGCCGCCGATCGACAGCTTGGCTGCAGCATCGAGTAGGTTGGTGGCGCCTGCTGCGTCGGTCGTGCCCGCCGAGATCGTCTGGTAGAGGGCCTTCGCGTTCTGAGTGACGTCCGACCCGTAGAGGTTCGCCAGGTTGCGCGTGATGCCCGTGATCCGCTCGGTGGTGAACACAGAGCGGTCCGAGATCGTCTGCACCTCGGCCAAGGCCTTGCCGTAGCCAATGGCCGAAGTCGTGAGCGCGGCGAAGACGGCGACACCCATCTTCAGGGCGCCGAAGGCCTTCGAGACCAGCTCCATGCCCTGGTTGATGCCGGTGACGGTCGTGCCGAAGGACTGGTTGACCTCCTCCAGCCCGCGCTTGACGTCGGACCTGTCCAGCTCCGCATAGACAGTGAAGGTCGGCCTGTTACTCTTCGTCGCCACGTGCCTTCATCCTCCGTCTCTGCTCTCGGGCGTCGGCCGCCATCATCACGGCCCGGGCCTCAAGCTCGAAGTTGCTCAGCGTCTCGAAATCCTGCCGCGTGATCTCCCGTTGGCCGAACTTCCACGCAGTCCACGTCGTCCACAGCTCCTCGTCTTGGGCGAGCGCCGAGAGGGGGTGCAGGCGCGTCCACACGCCCTGTCCGTCCTCTCCGATCCAGCCCTCGTCCGCAGCTTCCACCTCCTCTTCACGCGGGTCCCACCGCGTGCTGAATTCCTGCCCCGGCTCCAGCCACCCGCACTCGTCGAGCAGCTCAACCGTGGCCTCGTCAGGCGTCGGTGCGTCCCCCGGCCTCCACGTGGCCAGGATGCGCAACAGGAAACGTCTGACTTCGCCGGAGCGTCTGCAGCGAGATGACCTTGGCCATCAGGCGCAGCTGCTCGGCGAAGTCGAGACCCTCCAGGAACTCCACGATCTCGGCAGTGAACTCGGTGCCCTTGCTCTGGGCCTCCGCGGCGGTGCGGTCCGCCTCCTCCAGCCCCTCGACACCGTCCAGGTACGCCACGCCCTCAGCGAAGACCATGCCGACCAGCTCCTGGTAGCCCTTGAGTCCCTCCGCGGTGAGCGCGCCCTTGCTGTAGAGCTCCGGGATCCAGTCCCGCTTTGTGAAGTCCTTCCGGTGCTGGCCCAGGCGCTTGGCCTCGGCGATCTGCAGGCCGCTCTGCGTCTGCTGCCAGACCTGGGCCTTCTTCGGGCCCACGTAGCGGAGCCCTGCGACCACGTCGCGCAGGTCCTCGTTGGTGGTCACCGCCACCGGCTCGGGGCTGCTCGCGTCCGCGAGGGCCGCGCTCATCTCCTCGAGCAGGAGGGCGACCTCCTCGGGCGAGAGCTGCTCCTCGGCTTGCGCCTTGGCCAGGACCTCGGCGGCCTTGGTCGGCACCTCGCGCGTCTTGCGCCCCGCGTAGAGCGGCAGCGGGTGGACGCTGTTCTTCTCCGGTCGTCGTAGCTTTCTCATGGTGGTGGCTCCTTGGTCTCCTTCGCGGGCTACGCCCGGCAGAACTGGAAGATGTGCGGCCCGGCGCCAGGGTTGGAGGCCTTGAACTGGACCTCCTGCCGGGCCACGCCGTTGTCATCCGTGCGGGTGACGACCATGGCCTGGACCTGGTCGAAGTGCACCGCGCAGGTGTTGAGCACGCCGCCGCTAAGGATGCCGCCGCCGATCTGCACAAGCAGGCGGCCCTTCGTGACGTTGCGCTTCAGGTCGTTGATCGCGTTTGTGTACTGAGGCCGGATGGTCACCATCGGCGCCTGGAACACGTGCTCATCGCCCGCACGACCCTCAGACCCGGCGGTGCTCTGAATCTCCGCAGCCGAGATGCCGAAGTCGATGGTGATCTCCGCGCTGCCGTAGTTGGTCCCGTTGAACCACACCGGCGAACGCACGCCGCGGATCGGGGTGATGGCCGGCGCCACAACAGCGGCGGGCAGGCTGGCCTTCGACTCAGCGATCTTGGTGTTCCCACGCCAACTGGTGACGAGCTTGGCGCGGCCACCCCCTGCAGGGATCCGCAGCTGCTTCGAGGTGCATCGGCCTCCAAGCAAGGTATAGTCCTGGCCGGCATCGCGGTAGACGAACGCCATGGGCAAGCCGCCGTCGTCGTCGAAGGTGTAGCGCTTCACGCCGAACACTACGGCGGCACCGGTGGGCGGCACGGTGCCGTAGTCGGCGAAGCCGGGCGTGATCGTGTAGCTGTTGTCCGCGGGGTCCACGGTCACGAGCTCCCACTGGGTGCGAGGCAGCGCCGGCACGCCGGCCTCGTAGACGGGCACGAGGTCGTAGAGATCGAGCACGTCCCCGTCGAGCGTCATCGCGGTGGCGCCCCCGATGGAGGCCACACCCTCGCCCGGAGTGGTGGCCAGGGTGGCGCCGAACACGTGGGCCAAGATGTCGTCGTACCAGTCCGCGGTGACGGTCGACGCATCGACCCCATCCCCCGCCGCGGTGGCAAGCCCGATTACTGGCGTCTCCACGCCACTCAGCTCCCAGCCGTCTGGGCCCTCCTCGAGCCCAGTGTCCCAGTTGTCCCCGGTCTGGTAGGTGGTGGGGATCGGCTCCTTCTTGTCCACGAGCTCCGGCAGCACGTCGCAGGGCCACGGCTTGAAGCCGCTCCCGCTCGCGCTGGGGTCGGTGTCGTATCCGCCGGTCTGCAGGGCGCCCCAAAGGGCCTTCTTTCGAGTGCGTGCCATCGTCCTATCCCTCCTGGGTCGTGACGCTGAAGGTGAACCGGGCGCGCCAAACCACGTCCTGTGGAAGGCCTGCGCCCAAACCAGATCTATCCCTCTCGGGAGCCTCCTCGGGGATGTCGACGTTCGTCAGCACCGCCTCGGCGACGTTCGTCCCAAGGTTCGGCAGCTGAAGGAACTCGGCCACCAGCGCCTGCACCTCGCCCTCGATCGCGGTGCACGCCGCAGCGTAGGTCCTCACCACCCCGAGCGGCGCCCGGGCGAAGTACGCCTCACAGACCACGATCCACCGGGTCTCCAGCGCGACCTCGAGGCGGATCTCCATCTGCCTCGCCATGCGCCACATCAGCTGGCGATGCTGGCCGTTGCCCCGCTCCTCCACCAGGTCGTCGACGAACCGGTACGCGAGCCCGCTCCCGTCCACGGCCGGCGTGAGCGCCTCCCAGGCCGTCTGCACCGCGTCCTTGAAGTTCTGGAGCACGGCCATGTCAGTCGTACTCCTTCGCCATCTGGATGCGCTGCGGCACCTCGGTGGTGTCCAGGTCGGTGAACGACGCCCGGAAGCGGGCGGCGCTGTCGGGCGTGTCCCCGCTCGCGGTCAGCTCACCACCGAGGCTGGTGGGCCGCACGCGTAGGCTTTCGATGTAGCGGTCCCACCGCTCCCGGCGCACGCGCGCCGCATCGAGCAACTCGGGCCGCTGGACACCCCAGGCCGCCAGCACCTCGGCCACCGCGTAGTCGACCACCGCGGCCCGGGCCACGAGCAGCTCGTCAGAGCTGGCGGCCAAGGTGGAGTTCAAGCCGAGCGTGAGAAGCGTCTGCCGGACCTGGGCCTCCGCCACATCCAAGAACCCGTCCACCTCGGTGGAGGACGGGGAGGACGTGGCGCCGATCGTGCCGTACGCCAGGCGCGCGGCAACGTCGGCGGTGGAGCTCCAGGTCGGCACGGTGCGCTACCTCAGCCGAGCACCGCGGGGGTGATCGGGTCCGGGACGTCCTCGTCCTCGCTCTCGGGGGCCTCGGGCTCCTCGACGACCGGAGACGGGGGTGGGGCCACCGCGGCCTTGCGCTTCGCCTGCTTGGCGTCGCGCGCCTCGCGCAGGGCGGCCTGCTCCTTGTCCTGGGCCTTCTGCTCGGCCTTGGTCGGAGGAGCCTTGCCGTTGACGATCTCGACTTCGCGATCGCCCAGGAAGCGTCCCGCGATGCTGTTGGGGAAGTAGACGGGCTCCGGGCCCACCTCGAGAATCGGGTCCTCTTGGGTGTTCCCGTCCCTCACGTGGAAGGTATGCCCGCGCGCGCTCTTGATCCAAACGCCCATGGCGTGATCCTCCAGACGGTGGCTCGTCCAGAACGACGCGGGGCCGGCCAGCCACCAGAGGCCGACCCCGCGCGCTCTGGGTCACTTGACGTAGATCGCGCGCTCGGGAAGCCCGTACTCGATCGAGCCGCGCCAGTCGCCCTTGTAGCGCCTGACCCCGTTGACGAAGCCAGCGCCGCTGTTCGCGGTCTCGGCCACCAGACGGGCGGCGCGCCGTTGCCAGATGACGAACGCCTTCACCACGTGGCTGCTGTTGAGCACCGCGAACCGCGAGGCATGTGAAAGGTCCATGTCGGGGTCGAAGATGTAGTCGAACCCGAGGCCGGCGAGGCTCGCGGTGTTGGCGATCATGCTGTTGGGGTTGGTCGCCTCGAGGATCTGCGCTCGCATGGTCGTCGGAGCCACGAAGCAGAGCCTGTTGAGACGGGTCCCGGCCGGCCGGCCGTTCAGAGACCGCATCGCGAGGAAGGCCTCGATCACGGTCTCCACGTCGGTGCGGGTCGCCGCTGCGGTGGTGCCCGTCTGGGTCACGATGTTGCTGAACGCTGCGCGCTGCTGCTTTGCGGGGTGCGTAGCATTGAAGAACGACACCCCATCCCAGGACTGGCCCGTCTCGCCGCTGGTGATGGCCGCGATCAGGAGAGCGTTGGGGAGAAGAACCGCCTCACGGCCCATCTCCTGCACCTTCTCCGGGAAGGCGCCGAGCTGATCATCCTCCCAGTCGTCCTCGTGGATCTCAACGCCAGCGCCGTAGCGCTTCATGGTGTGGTTCACCACGTCGTCGAGCATGGGTGAGAACTTCATGGGGTCGTGCTGGTTCTGCAGCTCGAACTTCGGGGCGCTGCCTGCGATCGGGCTGGTCATGACGCGACCAGTGGCCGTGCGCGGGGTCGCCATGAAGGGGAGGTACGACTCCGGAGCCGCCTCCTTCATGGCCTCGATGTAGAGACGGTTGGCGGCCTGATCGAGCAGGCTCGGGTTTTTGCTGAGCATCTTGCGGTCCTCCTGACCTTTCCGGCTGGCGCTCCTGCGTCAACCTGTCCTGCTACGCGTGCAGGCCCCTCTGCGCGCTGATGGCGGGGTCGATGTTCACCACCACCTCCGTCGCCGAGACGTACTCGGTGACCAGGCCCAGCGCGAGGGTATTGGTGGCCGCCGCGGCGTCGGTGCCCGCGGTCTGGTCGTCGTTCGCATAGGCGAACTCACCCACCTGCGCCTGCGCCATGCCGGTGGCCACGCAGTAGATCTCGCCGAACTGCACGTTGATGTACGTGGCGGTAGAGCCGTCGCTGAGGACGGACTCCAGGGCCACGCCCACGATGCAGCCGGCGCCGGCCGCGGCGGCGGCGGGCACGGCGAGGCCGGCGGAGTTGATCATCACGTAGCCCCCGGCCCAGATCTGGGTCGAGGCGGCCATCAGGTAGGCTCGGGTCTTGATGTCGCCCCTGCTCTGAAGCAGGTCACGGGCAGCGGAAAGCGCCATGGTTGGTTCTCCTCTTCCTTGTCCTTGTCCTGCTCAGGCTACGCCTGGGCCGGGGAGGCCTTCTTCGCCAGATCGAGCAGGCTGAAGCTCTCGGTGGAGGCCTCGGCGGCCTTGCCGAACATCCGCTCGTGGATCACCTCCAAGTCGCGCTGCTCCTCGGGCGACAGCGTGGTGGAGGCGGCCTCGGGCTCCTTGGTCTCGGTCAGCGCGGTGGTGCCGGGCTTCACGATCACCGGCGCGCTCGTGAGGAACGCCGCGAGGACCTCCTCGGGGGCGCTGGCGGCCAGGTCCTCGAGCGCCTTGCGGTTCGCGGGCACCACCTTGCCCTCGGTGGTGGCCTGGGCCAGGAGCGCGTCCTTGCGCTGCTTCAGGGCCTCCTCGGCCTGCGCCTTGGCGGTGGCCTTCAGGGCCGCGTTCTCGGCCTTCAGGGTCGCGGTGGCGGTCTGGGCGGCCTCCAGGGCCGACGTGGTGTTGGACAGCTGCGCCTCGAGCTTGCTCAGGCGCTCCTCGAGCTCCTTGGTGCTCATGGATGACTCCTCGTGCGCCTCAGGCGCGTTATCGTGGTTTGGGCGCCCCTCCGGGGCGCCTGCCGCCGCAGCCGCCAGGGCCGCGTCGAGTGTGCTGGTAGCATCGATGAGGCCGGCGCTCAGAGCGCGGCCCGCCGACAAGATCTGCCCCGGGTCGCCCAAGGCCTCCCACGCCGCATCGTCCAGGCCCCGGGCCGCCCGCACGTCCGCGTAGAAGAGCGCGGCCACGTCGTCGACGTAGGACTGCAGCGACGCTCGGGCCCCGGCGCTCAGGGGCTCACCGCGGACTGGAGCGCCCTTCAGGGGGCTGGACCGCACCACCTCGACCTTGACGCCCTCCGCGGCCAGGGCCTTGGAGATGTCCGCGATCTTCCACAGGGTGCCGATCGAGCCCACCAGCGAGGTCTCGGACGCGGTGATAGTGTCGGCGGCGCAGCAGGCCCACAGGGCCGCGCTGGCCATCGCGCCGTCCACGTGCGCGGTCAGGGGCCTCGGAAACGCGGCGACGGCCTGGTGGAGCTCGCGGACTCCCGCGACCGAGCCGCCAGGGCTGTCGACCACGATCACGGCCGACTTCACCCGGGCGTCGGCAGCGGCCGCGTCCAGGGCCCGACGGATCCCGTTGGTGGAGGCGAAGCCGAACAGTGCGGTGAGCCAGTCCGTCTCGGGCACCATCGGGCCCTCGAGCCGGAGCACCGCGGTCCCGTCCGCCGTCAGCTCGTAGCCGGGGGTCTCGTCGTCCTGGACGCCCCCGGCCTCGTGCACGCTGGCCCGGAGACCCTCCAGGCCTTCCTTGGCCCGCGCGTGCATCTCCTGCAGGATGGCCTGCATGCGGTCTGGGTCGGAGACCAGCCAAAGCTGGCCCGCCAGGTCGGCCACCAGGGGCAGCTTGTTACGCCGGGACACGGTCGCCTCCCTTCGCGGCGGTCCGCTCCTTCACCGCCTGGGCCTCGCCCGCCATCTCCCGAGCGATGTAGGCCAGGTCGGGCGCGTACTTGGACACCTTCATGACCATGCGCGCGAACTCCTCCAGGTCGCGGTCGGGGGTGATGGCGCCGACTCGGATACCCTCCCAGATCAACGGCAAGATCTGATCGAAGCGCACGGTGGGCATGTGCCGCACCACGAACTTGGGCACGGCCACGTCGGGGCCGTAGTTGAGCCGGTGCAGGCGCTCGACCGGGCTCCAGCCGTCGAAGCCGAAGTTCATCGCCTCGTCGAGGAAGTCGCCCCAGGCATCGAGACGCGCCACCGCGTGGCCGCCCTGGACGTCCGCGAGCGCATAGCTGCCATGGGTGTTGCTCCCGCCGGAGCCGTGAAGCAGGTAGCCGAACCCCTGCGCGTGGAGGATGTCGAAGTTGCAGGCGTCGATGGCCTCGCGGATCGCGGTGCCTGGCGAGGTGTTGGCCAGATTCAACGTGTAGCCGAAGGGCAGCATTACCACGGCGTTCTCGTTCGCCTGCCACCGGGACACAGCCCGCACCGCCTTCTCGTCATCGGCGGGGGCCGCGAGCTCGCCCTGGGTGATCACCGGGACGCCCACGTGGTGCTTGTTGTGAGCAAGCACCTCGATCTTCCTCAGGAGCCGCTTCACCCACCAGGGCCCGGCGGCGAGCCGCTGGGGCGCGAAGCCCTCAAAGTTGGCGCCCTCCTGCCGCCAGGTGGTGCGGAAGAGCTGGTTGGCCGGGATGGTCGCGGTGCGCTGGGCCTCGGCGTCGGACTGCAAGATCTCCTGCTGTACCTCGCTCAGCTTCGAGGGGTCTCTCCGGCTCGGCACCCACGCGTCCACGGTCCGGGGCTGGACGTGGCGTAGGTCGGCGAGCACCACTGCCGAGTCCGACTTGGCGCCCAGGAGCGGGAACCGGTCCTTAGAGAACGACTCGACGCGCTCGGCCTGTTCCGAGAGCCCGAACCCGTAGGTGAACGTGTCCCGGAGCTGGCGGCCCACGAACCGGCGGAACGCGAACCGCTCAAACCAGACGTATTGCTGCCAGGCTGCGGCTTCCTTCGCGGCGGGGGTGTCGTCCCCAGCATCGAAGCCGAAGAGGCTCCCCGCCACCAGGTCGACCACCGCGTCGCGCGAGCTCGAGACGTGCGCGTCGGTGAGCATCTCGCCGGCCTTGCCCAGGACCCCGGGGTACCCGCGCCAGTTTCGGCCCGCGAAGATGGCGTTGTGGTCGAGGCGGTCGATCTCCCAGTCGGAGATAGGGGTCCCGGCGCCGCCCCGCAGAGAGGTGCGCGGGGCGGCGTCGGGGGCGGTGAGTCTTGTCAGCGGGGCAGCCAACGAGGGGAGTCTGCCTCACCTCGCTTTGTCGCTTTGTCGCTTTGTCGCTTTGTCGCTTTGCAAGGTATGTCAGATTGTCTTGCACTCGTCTTGAATGTGCTTGTGCAGCAAGCACTACTTCCGACAGTATGTTGGGCATGAGCATCACTTACCGAACACAGCCCAGCACTCAGACCGAATACCTAACCCCAGCCGAAGTCGCGGACCGTTTGAAGGTCAGCCTAGGAACCGTCCGCAACATGCTGGCGGCGGGCGAGATCAAGGCCCTGCGGTTTCGGCGGCGCGTTCGAATCCCTGCGTCCGAGATGGTTCGTTTCGAGCGCGAGCAGACGCGCTAGCTGGGGTCAGTACGGGTACGCCCACCGGCTGGCCTGCTGCGCCAGCCACCCCAACGCCGCTCGCATCCTGGACCCGCTGATCTTCGGGGCCACGTCGAGCCACAGCGCCACTGCCCGCTCCGGGCGATCGGCCAGCAGGTACTTCCGAACGCCGCGCACCATGTCGTCGTGGTTGAGGGCCCAGGTCGGCACCTTCTTGATCAGGAACGCGCGGAAGGGCTCCATGTTCACGGCGTCGCCCTCGCGCTGGATGGCTGCAAGCAGGCCTGCACCGTGTTCGATGTCGTCGATGGTCAGAAGCTGGGCCATGGTCATACCCTCGTGAACTTCCAGTTCCGGAACGGGGCCAGCAAGTCCGCCCGCCAAGCCGACGCTGGATCCTCGTCGCCACCATCCGCCTCGGGCCGCGGCGCCATCTTCGGCTCTGGATACCAGGGCTCTGCCGAGCGGACCTTGCCGTCGTCCTGCCGCATCACAACGATCCCCGTCAGCCTCCCGTTAGTCACGATATCACCAACCTTTATGACCGGCATCACTCCACCCCCGCGAGTCCTCGCAACTCCGCTTTCGATAGCACGTAGAAGCCACCGGCACCACGCCGGGCCGTTCTCAGCTCTGCCTCCGCGCCCCGGGGGCGGACCGCGCCATCGGCCAAGATCGACTCCGCCCACCGCTGGGCCGTTCTCACCGACACGCCGAGAAGGCTGGCCGCCTCCACGGTCGTGACCTCGTCCTGCTTCTTCTTCACTGGCTGCCCTCCAGGTGGCTGAAGTCCTTCCCCAACATGACCCAGCGGATCCTCGTCATCAAGCCTCAACCCAGGTCCTCCGCCCGCACCCGGCCGAGGTGGTTCGGCGCCCTCTCCAGCTTCGCCGCCGCGGTCGGGTCGATGCCGGTGGCCAGCTTCGGGAGCGGACACGCGTACTGAACCGCGTACCGGATCACGTCCGCCGCGTGCTCCAGCCACCGGTCCTTTCGCCGGGTGGCGAGGTACCCACCCAGGGCCTCGACCACGCCCCGGCGCCCCTTGTCCGGCTCGTGGCCCGCGTCTTCGTCCGAGACGTGGTGGACCCACGGCGCCACGTACAGGCGCTGGACCCCATCAGCGCCGCGCAGGGCGCGCTGTACCGCACGCTCGCCGTTCTCCTCGCGCATGTAGAAGCCCGAGCGGTGGACCACCGGGCGGGCCTGGAAGCGCTCAGTGAAGTGCCGAACCTGGTCTGCCTTCACGTCGGGGTCGAAACAGATCACCGACTCCTCGCCCCGACCGGTGGCGGGCTCGATGCGCCAGCCTCGCTTCGGGATCTGCATCGCGATCTCCTCAGCGTCCATGTCCCGGGGCATCCACTGGTCCACGATCAAGATGCCCCGCACCGGCTTCTTGCCCGGCACTGGGATTCGCACAGGCATGAACCAGATGACGGCCGCCTTGCGGCCGGGGTCCACCGCCACCGAGACGGGCAGGCGCTGCAAGTCGCTCCGGCCCAGCGACTCCATGCCCGGGGGCATGCGCAGGTGGTGGCGGCGCGAGAACGAGGGGTAGAGCGCGTCCAGGGGCAGGAGCCAGCCGTCCTGGTCACGAGTCCGGCGCTCACCCGAGCGGCCCTGCATGCCCTCGACGTAGCCCGCGGCCAGGTGGTCGTTGTCCTCCGGGTACAGGAGCACGGTCAGCTTGTTCCCGGTATCGTCGTCGCGCGAGCAGAAGGGCAAGCCGCTCTCCGGGTCACGCTCGGGCAGCTGGAAGGCGTCTTGCACATGCCCGCGCTGGGCGATGCCCGAGGCCATCACGTTGAGCCATGGGCTGCGCAAGTCGCGCACGCGGCCCTTCAGGTTGTCCCACTGGCCCAGATAACACCGCTCCTGGTACTCGTCGGTGGCGATCTGGCAGAGCGTAGGGCCATTCTTCGCGCCGGCCGCCGAGTAGAGGAGGATCTTGTGCCCGTTGACCAGCTCCCAGTGCTGATCCTGGCCGTACTCGACCTTTCGGGCCACAACCTTCTCTTCGTTCTTCCCGAGCACCCGCGAGAGCTGGGCCAGAGGGCCGCGCTTCAGGTCGCTGAAGGTCGGCGCCACGAGCCCCGTCATGGGCGGGTTGTCGCCGCTGTGCACCTCGTGGTCGAACGGGTTCGCCCAGGCACCGAGAAGCGTGCGGACCATCATCGCGTAGGACTTGCCACCCCCGTAGTCACCGAAGAATCCCACGTTATCGATCTGCATCTCGCCGGTGTCGGGATGCCGAGGGGAGCGGAAGTACACCGCCCGGGCCTGCTTCGGGTGGAGCTCTACATGGGACAGGTCCAGCTTCAGGTGGCTCACGTCTCTCCCTTCGGCGCCTGCCCGGCGGGCCAGCGGATCTTCGGGAGCTCCACCGAGCTGGTGGTGTAGACCGCGCGCTTGCCGCCCAGCTTCTCGACCGTCTGCTGCACCAGGTGGGCGGCCATGGGGCGCATCTCGTTCTTCAGCGCCGGCTCCGTCTCCAGCATCGTGAGGACGTTCCGATACGCGAACACCTGCAGCCACCCCACGAGGCCCTGCTGGGTGAGCTCTCTCGTCTCGGCGTACTCGTCGCCCATCGCCAACTCGCGCAGCTCCTCGAGCTCGTCGAGCGTTGGCTGGCGCAGCTTGCCATCTGGGGTGGGGATCATGACCCCCGCGAGCCGGGCCGCAGCCTGCACGTCGTTCGGGTGGCGGGCGAGGCCCACCGCGAGCCGGGCCGCGGCCATGAAGTCGAGCGCGGACAGGACGGACGCCTCCCTGCGCTGGTGTCGGCGCCGCTCGATGGTCCTCGTCGAGCTCGCGCCGGCGATCTCGAGGGGCACGAGCGTCTCGGACTTGGCGTCGCGCTTCTGGTGGCGCGGGCACCGGCTCGGCTTGCGCCCCGCGCGGTCCGGGTTGTGCCAAACGCCGCGGCCACACCCCGGCACCGAGCACACCTGCTGGTCAGGGCCAGCGGGCTGGTCGTACTTGGCCAGGCTCGGGTTCGATTTGGCGCGCCTACTCACCTGGAATCACTCACTTTCCAGGCGACGGGCCATTAATTGCCGACATTCGGACAGCATTGGCGGTGCCTTTAGGCCGGTTTGTCTGGAGCGTGCTCCGCAACTGCGCGAGAAGTTTGGTAATCTGGGCGCATGCGAGTGCGCATCACGATCCCCGTCCTCACCGACCTCGACATCGACACCAAGACCGTCCAGGCAGCCGCAGAGGAGGGCGCCCGGGCCCGGATGCGCCGGCAGGGGCTGTCCAAAGGAGCGAACCTGCAAGGCGCAGCAGAGGCTGCAGCAGAGGCTGCAGCAGAGGAGACACGTCGCCAGCTGGAGCGCAGCGACGTGGGTGGAGTGCGGCATCACCAGGAATCCAGATCGTAGCACGTTCACGATCCTCCCTCGCGCTCTAACCCTTCTGCTGTTCGCTCGTTCCCGAGGGGAGTACCTGGGTCCTCGCAGCCGGGGGTATTCCGGAATTCTGGCGCCAGCGCACGCACACCTGGTCGCAATCTGGCTTGCTTGCGCACCTCATGCCACAACAACAACAGCGAGGCGTGCATGGCTCGTTCGATGCTGGTCTGTCGCGTCATCGCTCCACCGCCTTCCTGGCGGCCCTCTCGGCCGCCTCTCTCGTGTTCCCCACGCCCTCCACCACCTGTCCCTTGCTGAAGACCGCCCAGGCCCAGCGGGCACCCTCAGGCTGCAAGCTCACCAAGCACCCCTCGTGCGGCTCGCAGAACAGCTCGCCCCGGGTGAGGTAGCTCGGCCTCCAGGTCCAGCCGTAGCGCGGCTGGGGTGGTGGCGGCGCGGGCGTGGGCGCCGGGGCCCAGAGGGCGAGCTGCTCGGTCATCGCTTGGGCTCTCGCGCGGCCTTGAGCGCATCTCGATGGCGTGCCTCTCGCTGCTCCACTACTGCCTTGGCGCACATCCGAATGTTCGTGGCATGCGAGTCCGAATTACCACCCCACAACTCACCGACCTCGACCTTGACCTGAAAGCCGTCCAGGACACCGCAGAAGAAGCTGCAAGGGCCCGCATGCGCCGCAAGGGCATGACCAAGGGCGCGAACTTGGAGGGCGCAGGGGAGGCTGCAGCCCAGGGTGCTGAGGAAGAGACCCGGCGCCAGCTCGAGCGCAGTGACGTGGGTGGCGTACGTCACCATCACGAAACCCGCTAGCCCTCGGCCTCACGCACGATCTCCACCAAGCGCTCGATCATGTTCAGTGCCTCGACCGGCCAGGTGTCGAGGGCCACAAGATCCCCCACACCCCAACCCAAGCCATGCAGCCTCACCTTCAGCTCGGCCAGGTCTGATGACCCCCTCAGCCAATGTCATCTTCCCTCTGCTACCCGTCATGTCACCCGTCGCCATCTAGTCTCTATATAGTATATAGATCACGGATCATCATTGATGATCTTGTTTTTCAATCCGAATTTGAACTCTACGGGTTACGGGTAGCAGGTGGTGCAGAGTCAAATACTCCAACAATTACACCACCCATCAGACTACCCGTCACACCTGGCAAGTACCAGATCTTGGCATTCACCCCCTCGATCCTCTTGATGGTTTTCCGCAAATTTTTTTCTCTCGCGATTTTCCCGAACTTCCTCGCGACCCCCATTGGCACCTCCAGGAGCGTCAAGTAGCCCAGGACGGGTAGCAGGTCTTTGAGGGTAATCCAGCCTCGATCAATGATCTTGGTGTCGGCCATCAGTTTGTCAATCGCGCTTGCAATTGCCTGCTCCTCGGGGTCCTCGTCGGTGTACCTCTCCTCGGCGATCTCGGCCCTGATCTGGTCCTCCTCTGAGGTCAACCACCACTGAACACCGGCCCGATACAAGGCCACCGCCTCGGCCCAGAGCTGGTCCCTCCAGGCCTCGACCAGGTCCAGGTTCACCGCCTTGCACTCCACCACCCACTGGCGTCGGGAGCCCTCAGGGTCCCTCAGGATGCCCTCGATCGGGTTCACGGTCCCCACCAGCACCGCTCGGCGCTTGAAGGTCTGGTTGACCCTGCCGTAGGGCGGCCGGAACGAGTCCGAGAGCGTGGACATGAACGTCCGGAGCGCAGCGATGTCCGTGCGCTTGTAGAGGCCCTCCCACTCCCCGTACTCGACCACCCAGAACCGGCTCATCATCTCCCTGGCGTCCTTGTGGCTCAGGTCGTGCGGCAGGCTGTCCGTGTACAGGTCAGGGTCCGGCATCAGGGCCCGGAAGAAGGTGCTCTTGCCGATGCCCTGGAGCCCCTGCAAGATCAGCGCGGTGTCGACCTTGGCCCCGGGCTCAAGCCCCCGGGCCACCGCGCCGACGAACCAGCGCCTGACCATGACCTCGGCCAGCTCGGCGCACTCCTCGACGCCCAGCACCTCGCCCGCCACCCGGCTCAGGCGCTCCTGACCATCCCAGGTCAGGCCCTCGAGGTAGTCCTGGATCCTGTCGAAGCTCCTGCGCTCGCAGACGGCCAGGACGGTGTCGACCACGTCGGCCTTGGGCAGAGCCTTGAAGCCGTAGCGCTCCACGATGTCCTTCCTGATCTCGGTGAAGTCCACGTCCCTGATCTCGGCCCCCCCCAGCACGGGCGCGCCCTTCACTACGTCGAAGCTCAGTCGGTCCTCGTACTCGCGGTCCTCGCGCAGGATGCGGTCCAGGACGTCCACCGAGTAAGCAGGCCGGCCCTTCTCGTCGACCGGCACCAGGACCATCCCCTGCTCGCGGAACCGCACCAGGGCCGCCTCGAAGCGGTCCCGGAGCTCGTCCTCGGACCAGGGCCGGGCGCGCTTGGCGTTCCACTCCTTGCTCGCGAGCAGGAACGACTCGAACGAGGTGATGCCGAGGCGGATGGCCCGGGCCGCAACCTTGATCAAGGCCAGGCTCCCGTCCTGCTCCCCCTCGGCCGCCATCGCGGCCAGGAGCTTGCCAACGTCGCTCTTCGGCGCCTCGTAGGCGCTGGCCGCGTCCTCGAAGCTCAACAGGTCCTCGGAGCGCCAGGTTGGAACCGTGCCCACCAGTGGCGTCTCGGTGCGCTGCTCGCCCTTCACAACGGTGCAGGCTCGGTACATGAAGCGCGCGAGGTCCTGGGCCTGAGCGTCGGCGAGGTAGCCGTTGACCGGTCGCCCGCGCTCGTCTCGGTCAGCGAGGGCCCCGGCCTCGGCCAGGGCGGCGTTGACCAGTGCCCCCGCGGACCGAGCCAAGCGGTGCATCAGCTCCGGGTCGGTCACCGGCGCGTGGAGCACGAACACGAACCGAGCCCCGCGCGGGGTCAGGTAGGCGAGCGAGCAGGGCACTTGGGCCAGGTCCAGGGCCCCGGGTCGCTGGGCGTGCTTGCCCACCACGTCGTGGTAGTCGACGTCGGCCATGACCACCTGCGAGGACTGCCACTGAACCGGCCGGGCGCGGCTGTCGCTCTGCCACAGGTGGCCGGACCACCAGCCCTCGACATCGGTCGGGTCCCGGGTGAGGACCTGCGCGAGCTCCTCGACGCTGGTCAGGGTCAGGCGCTGTCCGTTGGTGGAGCGGTTGCCCGCGCCGATCGTGATGCTGAAGGTCATTCCCACGTCCTCGTGCTGTCCTCGGTCTGGAGGTTGAAGGTCTTGCGCCCCTGCCAGCCCCCGGAGCCGGTGCTGTTGTTGACCACGGCGCGCATCGCCCGGGCGTGCTCCATGGCTTCTCGAAGTGCGTCCTCGCCCACCTGCTTGCGCAGGGTCTTGAGGGAGCAGCCGAACGCCTGGGCCACCAGGGCCGGGGGCTGCTCGTTACGGATTCTGTCCAGGGCTCGGGCTTTCTCGGCGTCGGTCAGTGGGCGTCTCATGCCGCTCGCTCCTTCTCCAGCCACTCGCGCACGGTCTGGCGCCAGGACGGGTCGCGCATCATGTCGTTGGCCAGGACCCACTCAGAGCGGGCCATGGAAGAGAGCAGGCTACTCTGCACCTCGCAGCCCCCGGCCTCGCGCATGGCCTGGAAGCTCGCCTCGGTCGAGTCGCCGAGCACGAGACAGGCAAGTGCGGTTGCGCGCAGGGTCCAGCGCTGGGGCTTGGGCCAGCGCCGGGTCTCCGCGTGCCGGGCCATGTCCTCGATCAGGTCCAAGATCTCGATGGTGTGCGGGTCGTTCACCTCACCCCTCCCAGTTTCTGTCGATTGCCCAGCACCTGCTCCACGAACTCGGCGTCTGCCCGCGCGCGTTCCACCTCGGCAGGGAACGCCACCCTGTAGGTGACCACGGACGCGTTCTGGCCCGGGCGGTGGTGCCGGCCCAGGAGTTGCTCCCAGGTCTTGCCGTTCGGGATCCCGCCCAGCACCAGGGCGTCACACCAGGCCTGCAGGTTGCGCCCGGTGCCGTGGGCGGGGATCGAGCAGACCACCGACCGACTCCCGTCCTCGGCCAGGAGCCCGGCCACCGCCTTCTCGCCAGCGCCGTAGTACGGAATGCCTGCGGTCCGGGCCACCGCGCGCCCGACCTCCACCACGTCGGTCCAGATCACGCAGGGACTCTGGCGCGAGATCTGCGCCGCCCAGACCACCACCTCGTCCGTGAGCCACACCCACTCCCGGCCTGGGGCCGCGATGCGTGCGCGGACCTCATCCCAGACCCGCAACATGGTCTGCATCGAGAGCCCGCCCAGGCCCTTGACTTTGCCCGCGCGCACCGCGGTCTCGATCAGCCCGGGAGAGTCCAAGCCGGGCCGGGGGCGCTTCAGCGCATCTCGCACGACCGCGGCCCAGTCCCGGCGCGCGGCCTTGTACTCGCGCACCTGGGCCTCGGTCACGTCCTCGGGCCAGACCTCTCGGTAGTAGCCCCCGAGCCGGAGCTGACGGGCCACCCGCGAGATGTCCATGGCCCAGAGCAGCTCTTGGCCGTCGGGCGTCGACCAGGTCTTGTAGAGGGCCCGGCAGGCGTCGCGGATCTGGACGGGGCACGGCGGCTCGACCTCCACCACCTCGAGCCGAGCCAGGCACGCCGCGCCCGCGGACGAGGCCACTACGCCCCGGGTCGCGCGCAAGCGGCGTTGCCACGCCTCACGCACCGGCTCCCCGTGCCGGCACAGGCGCTGAAGCTCACCCGCGGGCCGGGGCCGGGTGTCGGGCGCGGGCACGTCGAGGGCCTCGGCCCAGGCGGTGAGGTCGGGCCAGTGCAGGGGCAACGGCGAGCCCTCGCCCAAGGCCCAGGCCAAGAGCTTGGAGAAGTCCTTGATCGATCGTTGAGCCATGGTGCCGGACAGGAAGCAGCACCGGGTCTCGGGGTGGTCCTTCAGGTAGCGGGCGAAGCGCCGGGCCCGGGCTGAGTCGCCGTCGAGGGTGTGGGCCTCGTCGGCCACGATCAGGTCCGGGGCCAGCTCGTCCAGGAGCCCCGTGCCGGCCTGGGCCGAGAGCGTGGAGTAGGGCACCCAGCGCACGTCGTCGCGCACCAGGAAGCTGCGCTGGTAGGTGGCCATGAGCGCTTCGGCTTCGCGCACCAGGCCGGGGGTGGTGAGGACCACGGGGCGCTCGCAGTGGAGCAGTGTGGGGAGCAGGCAGGCGATGAGCGTCTTGCCCGCGCCCACCGCGATGGGGCCGAACAGCCCCCCGGCCTGGAGCGCCTCGAGCAGGGCCTCGGCCTGGAGGTCCCAGAGCGCGAGTTCGGCCCCGGGGCGGGTCACCGCGGCCCGGAGCGCGTCCAGGTCCTCGGGCGAGGGCGTGGCGCGAAGGGGGAGGTTGAGCACGCGCTCCAGGTCCTGGGACCAGCGCACGGGGTCGAGGGGCCGGTGCCCCTCCGAGAACGCGGGGCCTTGGGACCCGAGCTGGCGCAGGGCCTGGAGCGCGTGCAGGTCCATGGTCAGACCTCCTCGAACGCGGCCATGGCCGCAGGGAAGAGCCCTCGCAAGTCGTCACGCATGGCCTCGGCCACGCGCCTGATCTCCCACTGGGCGTGGGCGTCGAGGCGCTGGCGCAGGAAGCCGAAGGCGTTGTGCAGGCTGACGGTGCCGTAGTAGCTCGTGTAGAGGTTCTGCGGCAGCACCATTCGGGCCTGCTCACGAGCCACCCCTGCAGTCAGCAGCGCGTGGTAGACCGCTTTGGACTTCAGAACAGCGTGCCGCACGATGTCGGAAGCACATCCCTGCAGTGGGCTGATCCAGGGGTTGAATGCGTCCTCATTGCTCGCCTGGCGGTTCTTCTCGTGCTGCGACCGGAAGGTCTGCGGCAGATAGAACTCCAGCTCCTCCGACGTGTAGCGGCGGCTGACCTCGTTGTAGGCCCACGTACGGTGCCGGTGGTGCTGGCTCCGGACGAAGAGCGGCACCGTGAAGCGCCACGTGATAGAGCAGTGCTCGAACGGGCTCGTGTGTCCGTTCGTCAGCAGGTACTTGATCAGCTTCGTGTCACGCTCCGGGTCGAACGGCTCGTCATTGTCCTTGCCGAACGACACCCGGGCCGCGTTCACGATGCGCTTGTCATCGCCCATGTGGCTGATGAGGTCGACGCGTCCGATCTGGTCGCCGACGTCGGTGTAGATCAGGGTCATGTGGTGGCCTCCAAGCGCTGGATCTCTCGGTCGAGGTACCAGCGCGCCTTCTTCAGGTCCTTGAGCAGCCCCTCGCCCGGCTTCTTGCCGGCCCGGACGAGGTACTTGACGGTGTTGCCGAGGCAGAAGCCGAGACCCCACGCCTCGATGACCTTGATCGCCTCGTAGAGGTCGTCTTGGCCACCGTAGTGGGCGGGATGGTCTACGGCTTCTGCCTCCCCGACCTGCACGGTCAGGCTCCCATCTCGATCGTGATCTTGACCCCGAGCCGCTTGGCCAGGTCCGCGAGCGAGGCCAGGGACATGTCCTCACCCACGGTCACGCCGAAGGCCTGCGAGACCTGATCGATGGTGTAGCGCTCCGAGGTCGTGGTCTGGCCCACCTCGGTGATCTCCCGGCCCGGCTCGCCCAGCGCCTCCTCGGGCACCGGCGCCGCACCGAGCACGCTCTGAGCGGCGGCCTTCATGACCTCGATCGTCGAGGTCTCGGCCACGGTCTCGTTCTCGCGCGGGCGCAGGGCGGCCTGCGCCTCGGCCAGCTCCGCCACCACCTTGGCGCCGCAGCCCTCCACCTCCGCAGCCCGACCCGGGTCCATGGCCTCGAACGCCTCCAGGGTCACCACCCCGAGCGTGCGCAGGGCCCGGACCGCGCGGGTGCCCAGGTCCAGGGCCTGGAGCTCCGGCGCGAGGTCGGGGAGCGGGGCCGGCTCAGTAGTTTCGTTCTTCTTGGCAAGGGCCAATAGGTTCTCTGCCGCGGCCGTCGCCGCCACGGACTCGGCCAGCTTCTGCTCGACCTGGGCCGGGGGCGTGGGCGTGGGCGTGGGCTTGGCCGGCTCGGGGGCGGCGCCGCCCTGGGCCTTGGCCCGGAGCGCGGCGAGTCGATCAGCGATGTTCACGGGAAGGGTCATCTCGGGTACCTCCTGGCCCTGTAGGGCCGCATCGGGTGGGTTGAACACTCCAACCTCCTGTCCAAACTGTGCTCGGGTGCAGACCTCGGAATGAGGGCACCCGCCGAACTTGCCGCAGGACTGCAGGTTGACCTGCACCTTGCGGACGTCACCGAGCGCGCGAACGCGCTCCATCTCCTCGATCAGGTCCTGTATCTCGGCCCAGCGCTCGGCCACCTCGGCCCGGGTCAGGACCGCGCGCACGACCCGGCGCTCGGGCACGCCGCGGGTGGTCACGTAGCCGTGGACCACCTCGACCTCGTCCACGTCCGGGAGCCGGGCGAAGGCCCAGTGCGCGTAGACGACCATCTGCAGGTCGTGGTGGAGCTCGTGCTCGCTCTTGGCCCACTTCAGGTCCGCGGTCGTCTTGTGGTCCCAGACGATCGGCCGGAAGCCGGGGATGGTCAGGTCGAGGAAGCCCTGGATCCAGGGCCGGCCGGGCTGCCCCGGCCAGACCATGAACTTGACGTGGCCCTCGACCGTGAGGTCCTCCCGCGCAAGGTCGATGCCCTCCAGGTTCTGGAGCAGGAGCTCGGCCAGGGGGGACTCGGGCCACGTGCCGTCCTTGATGTACGCCTCGACCTGCGCGTGCAGTGCCTTGCCTCGCTCCGCGGCCTCGCTCGTGGGCTCGGGGTAGTCGAGGACCTTGGCGAGGAACCACTTCCGGGGGCAGTCGTGGTAGGTCTTGAGCTGGCTCGCGCTGTAGACCCAGGGCGCGGGCGTGATCTCGGGCCCAGCTTGGCCGAGGACACGGAGGTGGCCCAGGTGCTGGTCGATGCTGCTCTTGCGCAGGTACGGGTCCTCAGCAACACCAGGCCGGTTCCAGGGACGCATGGCGGTGATCTCGGATGGGGTCGGCTTGTTCACGCCGCCACCGCCTTCCCGATCTCACAGACCTCACGCCAGTCCAGCACCGGAGGCAGGACGGGCGCGTCGAAGTTGACCTGCCACAGGACCACGCCCCCGTTCGGCGTGGCCCAGAGCTGGCGCTGGGCCTTGTCCCAGACCTTGCGCCGGCCCTCGTCGTCCTTCTGACGCAGGTACTCGGCCCAGAGCCCGAGCAGGCGCATGATCTTCTCGGGGTAGATCGTGTCACTCATCCCATCCTCCCCAACCGCCACAGGCCGATGCCGATGGCGTCCCAGACGTTGTGCTGCAGCTTCTCCGCCCGGGGCAGGTCCACCGCCGCGAGCTCATCCGAGGACAGGGCCGCGCGGGCCCGGGCCTCGGTCACGCTCTTGGGCGTCTGCCCCTTCCACTGCCAGGGCTCCACGTGCAGGATCGCTTGCGTGTATGGGGCCAGGGCCTGGGTCAGTGCGCCCACCAGAACGGCCAGGTCCACGATGTCGCGCTGGTCCCCCTTCTGGTGCTGCGCGTCGTAGATCTTCGGCTTCTCGATCACGACTGTGTCCAGGGCCAGGGTGTTGGCCACGTGCACGATGGCCGGCACCGGCTCGAGGCAGGTATGGACCTGCCCGCCTTCACCTCCGAAGAGCTGCGCGTGAACCAGCTGGCCCTCGTACCAGAGCGCGGCCGCGGTGCGGACGCCCGGGTCGATGCTCAGGAGCAGGGTCATGATACACGCTCCATGGCCGCGCAGATCTCGTCCACCGTGTAGCCTTTGGCCATCAGCACCCTCAGCGCTTCGACTGCCTCGGGGTCGTGGAGGACAGCGTCGGCCTGCACCTCCTGGCGAATGACCACCAACCCCCAGCGATTGAAGCCCTCACCTTTTGCGGCCAGTGCGACGGTCAGGCCTAGATGAGGTGCCATTGCCTCCCATCCCCACAACTCATCGCCGCCCATTGGGCCGTCCATGTCATCGCCGTTGTCGTCGGTGAACCATCCCCGGTCACCATTGCGGATGACCTCGTCCTGACTAAGCACTCGCCACCCCGACGGAACACTCTTGATGCACTCGTCGCGCCTCATCGCCGACCTCCCGCGCGCCAGCCCTCGGTCACGAGCAGGGGCGTGGTTCCGGGCGCCCACTCGAACGGCACCGGCTCCTGCGGTGGGCAGGGCGCGACGTAGCCGACAGGGGTGTGGTCGACGTGACCGCCGCGTTCATCCTTCAGGTTCGCCAGACCCCGGAGCAAGTCCCTGAGCCGGACCAGGTCGGGCGCCTCAGTGTCCCCGTCCAGGTACCGAACCAGGTCCGCGGCCAGGCGCGCGATCTCCTGGTAGTTCTCAGGCGGCTTCTCCAGGAGATCCTCCTGGTACTCGATCAGGCGGTCGATGACGCCCTCGGCCTGGCCCTTGAACTCTTCGACGGCCATGAAGTACGAGGACTTGGCCTCATGAACGCGGTCCGCTAAGTCCTCTGGCAGAGCCTCGGTCAGGTTCTTCAGCGCCCGCTCCACATCCTCGAACTCCCAGTCCAGGTGGTCCTCACCGACCTGCCACTGACCGGGGCTGTCGTTCCTGGTGTGTCCCTTGAACTTGTTCTCGATCCCGCTCTTGGCCAGAACCTTGGCCGCGTCCTTCGCGCTTTGTTTCTTCCCCTTCATGACTTCGGCTCCCATACCTGCAACCGGCCCTGCGCATCGCGGACCGTCTTCGCGCCCTTGAACCAGCGTCTCATCAGCACCGGTTCGGCCTTGACCTTCACGTCCGGCATCCACAGCGAGGCCGTGTCGATCATCAGCTGAGCCAGGGCGTCGCCCATCTCGGGGGCGTGGTCCTCGGGCGCCTCGGCGATGATCTCGTCGTGGATGAACGCCACCGGCCGGCACCCGTAGAGAGCCTTGGCGGGGTTCACGTAGCAGGCCTTGAACAGCTCCCAGAGCGTGTGCTTGGCGGCGTCGGCCACCAGGCCCTGGAACAGGGTGTTGGCCCCGTCGCAGAAGCCGATGCCGCCCCGCACCCGGCCCGAGACCTGTTGCTCGATCTGCTTCGGGCCCATGTCGCCGGTGATGACGCTGATGTACTCGAAGTACCTGCTCATCTCAGGCCACGCGCCCATCCACGCGCGCTTCAGGCTCTCGCCCATCTCGGTGGAGATGGTCCGGCCGTAGCCCCGGGCGTAGTCCACGAACGTGGCCGCGCCCATGCCACCTGCGTAGCCGAAGTTGGCGATCTTCGAGAGCTGGCGCAGGTCGGCGATCATCTCGTCGCCCGCGTCGTACCGTCGCTTGGCCTCGGCGTAGTCGATGCCCGCCAGCTTCGCGGCCACGAACAGGTGCGGGTCGAGGTCGTCGTTGAGCGCCTCGGCCAGGCGCGAGACGCCGAACAGGTTGAGGCAGACCTGGGCCAGGGCCACCATCTCGATGGCGCTCCAGTCCGCGCTCACGAACAGGTGCCCGGGCCGGGGTACGAAGCACTCCCGCACGCCGCCCTTGCGCGGCAGCTGCTGCATGTTCGGCCCACCGCACGAGGTCCGGCCGGTGGAGACCAGGACGTTGTAGCGGGCGTTGATGGGCGTCGCGGCCCCGCCCCAGAGCACCGGCACGAATGTTCCCAGAAGCTTGTCGTCGCCCTGGTACTCGCGCAGGAGCTGGATGGCGTAGTCGTCCACCCGGGCCAGGGTGTCGTCGTCGGTCTTGGTGGCGCCCTTGTCCGTCTTCGGGGCGAGCGCGCCCAGCGCGCCCTCGACCCGGGCCTTGATCGCCTTCATGTCCTTGGACACGCCGCCCTTGGACTTGGCCTTGAGGATGCCGGCCTGAAGCAGCTCCGCTCGCTTCGCGAGCGTGGCCTCCAGCAGGTCGATCTCCAGCGCGGCCACCGCCTCGGGGTCGGTGCGCATGCCCCAGGCCGAGAGCGCGTGCAGGGCCATGTGCCCGCACACCTGAAGGTTGAGGTCGGCGCAGCCGTGCCCCTCACCGCCCTGGGCGAAGAACACGCGGTAGGTGACCTCGGCGTCGCGCTGGGCGTAGGCCACAGCATCAGCCGGCCACCGCTCCAGGGGCACGTCCCGGAGCTCGCCGTAGCGCGTGCGCCAGGTGTCCTCGCCCTTGGCCAGGTCCTCGTTCAGGTGCTTCGACGCCATGCTTGCGAGCGAGGGTCGGGGGTTGCTGTGCAGGGTCCCAGCGCGGATCAGCTGCAGCTGCTCGATGACCCCCACGTCCACGATGCGGCCGGCCTCGGGGAGTTCCACGAGCGGCTCCAGCAGGTCCTCGTCGTGCTCGATGAGCACGGCCAAGTCGTAGGGCGCGTTGTGGAAGATCAGTCCCACGCCATCGGTCGAGGCCAGACCCTTGATCAGGTCCGCCGCGCCCTCATGCGTGATGACGCCGGACTGGTCGTGAGTGGCCCACGAGACGCAGACCAGGCGTGGGACCAGGAGCCCGGGCTTGATCTGTTCGGTTTCGGTGTCGAGTGCGAACCAGTGCATCAGAGCCCCCCGGCCTCGGCCTCAGCGCGGGTGCAGAAGAAGTGGATCCCGTGCGTGCACTCAACGCGGATGTCGTCGTCGTAGCTGTCCGGCACGACGGTCTGTCCGAGGCGGTAGACGATCTCCGTGCCGTTGGGCGCAATGTGCAGAATTTCTTGCTCATTACTGCCGTGGAACCGCACCACCTCGGCGAACTCAGCGCGGCACTTTCGGCCCACAAGGCTGGCGGTGCGCTTCGCCCTGTATGGGATGCGGAGCTCGACGATCACGCCGCCGGCGATCTTCTTCCACGCGACGAGATCCCCATCGGGGATCTGGAAGTGAGGCAGGTTGGCGCCCTCCAGGTTGGCGCCCTCCAGGTTGGCGCTCCGCAGGTCGGCGCTCCGCAGGTCGGCGCTCCGCAGGTCGGCGCTCCGCAGGTCGGCGCCCTCCAGGTTGGCGCTCCACAGGTTGGCGCCCTCCAGGTTGGCGCCCTCCAGGTTGGCGCCCTCCAGGTTGGCGCGCTTGCCATTCGTGGAGTCTTTCAACCACTCGGCGTGATCGCGCAGGATGTCTTGCAGATCCATATGCTACCTCCCCAGGTAGGTGCGGGGGTCCCGAACCGGCAGGGGGCTACCGGTCCGAGTCGAGTCAGGCGCCCCCGCGCGCCTGGGGGATCAGGCCGCGGCGCCCGGCGCGGCGCTCACGTGCTCGAACTTGCTCTTGGACATGTCCTTGCCGGCCCTGGTCTTGCCCGCCACGGTGTCGATCTTCACCACCGCCCCGACGAAGGACAGCTTGCCCTCCGCCGTGGTGGACGCGTTGAGTAGCTGCGAGTCCACGTCCTCGAAGTTGATGCCCAGAGCCGCGGCGGCGATGGCCTTCGCGTCCTTGATGCCGAACAGGTAGGGGTCGGGCTGGATGCGCGCCATGAAGGCGCAGACCTTGGCCTGGTCGGGGCTGGTGTGCTCGATGGTCTCCAGCTCCCAGACGTGGAACATCTTCCCCTCCCGGTCGTTGTCCACCAACTTGACGTCGGTGATCCGGAAGGTGCCGGAGCCGGGCAGCACGTAGCTTCCGGACAGGCTATTGGGCGTCGCGGCCTTGGGGTCGTTCGCCTTGTCGAAGGGGTTCTTCTTGTTGTTGTCGCTCATGTCCTTGTCCTTGTTGTTCTTGGTCAGCAGGTGCCGAGGACCAACGCGACCACCACGGCCGTGATCAGTCCCAGCACCAGGTTCTCGGCGTGCCCAAGTCGGCGCTCGCGCCGCTCGTGCTCAGCCCAGATCTCGTCCCACTCCCTCTTAGGGAGCACCGCCACCTTGCCCGTCCTTGGGTCCACGCCCTGCAGCAGGGCGGGTTGCTTCAGGGCCATCATCGGATCGTCCTCCCGCTCAGCAGCTCCGCCCCGAGCCGCGCCTTGACGACCTGCGCCGCCTCGGGGCCCGCGGTCTCCAGCACCACGGTCAAGGCCTGGGTCTCTCCGTGCGCCTCGGCTTCGATGAGCGCCACCGCCACGGCCTGGCGCAGGTACTCGACCGAGGACAGGAGCCGCCCGAGCTCGGGCGCCCACAGCTCGGTGCCGGGCTCGAACGCCTGGATGGCCTGCACGTGCTTTTGAAAGGCCTCGTCGATGTTCACGTCACGCCCTCCTCAAGCCGGTTCCAGTTCAGGGCCGCCTCCACCAGGCGCTCGACCTGGTTCGGCTGGTAGCCGCGCGTGCACCGGGTGGTGCTGCGGATCCCGGCCCGGTGGTGGAGCAGATCGCTCGCGTGGTGGTAGGCGCAGGTCCGCTCGCCCTCTTTCTGGAACAGGCGCTGGGCGATCTTCAGTGCCTGATTGGTCAGGTCGTTTGACATGACGTGCCTCTCCGTTCGCAGGCGAACCTGCGCTCATACGGCGGGCCCTCGGGCGGCCCGCGCTCTCGGTTGTTTCAGTTCGCCTGGGCGGCGGGCTCAGTCTCGGTGGACCCCTCGGCCATGAAGCGGGCGAACCGCTTCAGCTCGGCGCCGGTGAACAACACCGACGTTCCCGCGATCTCCTTCGGCGCACGGCGCAGCGTGCCCTTCTGCGCCAGGTCGTAGGCCCTGCCTCGCGTAAGGCCGAACAGTTCGACCGCGACCTTGATGGTGTAGAGGCGATAGTCTTGGAGTTCCTCCAAGGACTTCGGCATATCCTTCTTGCTGGCGTTCATCGCGTCCCCCTGCCTTGCCCCACCACGTTTGAACGAGATGCTATAGCAAGGCAACCTGCACCGCGCGTGGTGCAAGTTGTCCTGACAAGTGATTTGATAGTAGTCCGAAGAGGGTTGGCTATAGTTGCGGTCCGTCTCGGTCCGTCCTGTTCGCTCTGTCCGTCCTGTAGACAGGCGAAAAAGAAGCCGTGACACATGTTGCCGCTGTTAACCCTCTGTGAGGGGCCGCGATATGCGCTGGCAAGTCGGCT